ATCAATATCTACAGTTTTCAAGGTTCATTTGAGCCTATTTTTTCGGCTCAGTTTTTTCATAGATTACTTGACACTACCAAAATGGTTGTATTTTTGATTTTGACATATCCCGTGACAGGATATGGAATTGATATATTTTCTATATTCGAATTAACCGTCAGCTCATCTCCTATGTTTTGAAATTTATATTTTGATCCGCTGTACAATGTCAGTGCAAGACTTCCTTCAGCAATGCTATAAACGTCGACCACATCGCTGTTACGATAGTCTCCACCGGCAAAAAGTGCGTAATTCCCCACACTTGCCGAAGACAGCAAATTATTCCCGGTATGCAAGGCCGTAAGCGTGCTTCGGACAAGATTTTTGTCTATCAAGTCCACGACATCGTAAAAATAGTCCTTGTAAGAACTTTCATCTCTTTTTTGTCCACCTGCAAACAAAGCATAATTTCCCAATTTTGTCGCAGTAAGTTGGCTTCTTTCAACACTCAATTCGGTAGGTGTACTTCGCACCAAATTTTCATCATAGACATCAACTGTGTCAAAAGAAATATCTGACATCTCGCCATCGAAGCAAACTCCGCCCCCAAATAATGCGTAATTTCCAACAGTTGTCGCTGCCAGATAATTCCTTGCTTGGCTCAACTCGGACACGGTTATTTTTACCAGTTCGTCTGTGTAGACATCAACGGTTGCATAAGCATTGTTGCTCATTTCCGATGAACCGCCGCCCAAAAGGGCATAATTCCCAGTTGTTGTCGCCGCAAATCGATTTCTTGCTTGACTTAATTCGCTGACGCTGGTTCGAGTCAAATTTTGGTCATAAGCATCGACCACGGCTGTTGTATCTGCAGTTCTCAGTGAGCCGTTCGGCGCATACCAAAATCCTCCACCGAATAGGGCGTAATTTTCCACTGTTGTTGCTGGAAACTGGTCTCTATCATGGCTTAATTCCGTCGCTGTGGTGCGCGTTAAATTTTCGTCATAAGCATCGACTATGGCTTGAGTATCGCTGCTGTAGCTGCTTGCTGAACCGCCTGCAAAAATTGCATAATTTGCGATAGCCGCGGCCGTAGCTCCATGTCTTGCCACGCTCAACACGCTGGGTGTGCTTTTAATTAAATTTTTATCATAAGCATCGACTGAATCTTTCATAATAAAGCCGCTGGAATAGGTCTGACCGCCGGCAAAAAAGGCGTAATTTTCGGTTGCAGTCGCGACCACGTCTTCCTTTACTTCACTCAAATTGATTGACGCAATTTTGCTTGGCGAATTGCTGTAATTTTCAAATTTAATCGTTGCAGAACCTCTACCACGCCTTGATATAATCGTGGTGCCCATTTGTTTCACCGCTTTCTAAAAAATAGTTGTATTCCTGAGCTTGATATAGCCAGTTGCAGGGGTTGGGACTGAGACGCTCTCAAAGCTTGAGTTAACAGCTTTTTCCTCCGTCATGTTTTGAAATTTGTACCTCGAATTTTTATATACCGTAATCTCCAAGTTCCCGTAATATGCGTCTACTATTGTGGAGTAATAGTCTCCCGAAGTGCTGCCGCCACCTCCAAACAGCGCATATTCTCCAACTGTAGTCGCGGCAATTCTAAATTTATCTTTGAACAGCTCTTCTGGATTACTCCTCAACAAGTCACTGTTATATACATCTACATTTGATTTTGACCCATTATTAGTTCCGCGGCCGCCAGCAAATAATGCATAGTCTTTTGTTGCCGTTGCGCCAATCTCTGTTCTTGCCAAACTTAATTCTATTGAATTACTTTTTATCAAGCTGCTGTTGTATATATCTACAGTTGATTTTGCACTCTGGTCATTTAGTCCAGCAAGTGCAAGTAACGCATAGTTGCTTAGTGCAATTGCAGCGACATTTGCAGTATAAGAATTAAGTTCCGGTGCTGTACTTCTTGACAAACTTTTATTGTACGCGTCTACAGTTTTTACTGTGCTATTGCCAACATATCCACCGGCAAATAAGGCATAGTTTTCTATTGTTGTTGCACCTATATATTCCCTCGATACGCTTAAACTCGTTGGCGTACTTCTTGCTAAGCTGCTGTTATACGCATCCACTGTAGAAAGTCGGGAACTTCCATTATATCCGCCGGCGAATAAAGCATAATCACCGACAGTGGCTGCTGACAATTTGTTTCTTTCTACACTTAGAACTGTTGGAGTGCTTCTTGCTAAATCGCCGTTGTATGCATCTACTGCAGAATAATAAGTACCGTTATTATAACCGCCTCCAAAGAGAGCATAGTTCCCAACCGTAATAGCAGCCAATTCTCTTCTATCTACGCTTAAGGCTGTTGGAGTGCTTCTTGTTAAACTGCTGTTATATGCATCTACTGTGGAATAATATGAACCGTTATTATATCCACCTGCAAAAAGGCCATAATTGCCAACTGTGGTCGCAGCTAAATAATCCCTCGCTTGATTCATTTCAGTCGAGGTATGGCCTGTAATACCGGGATTATAATTGTCAAATTTTATTGTAGTGTAATTATCTTTATACCTTGATATAATTGCGCTTCCCATTTATCTCACTACTTTCAATTGAATTGGGATGACAACTGTCGGTGCTTCTTCCAGGCAAGTTACAGTTATGCTGCCATCAGAAGTTTCTATTTTAGAAATACAACTCCAGGCTTCCAACTGCTGTAGGGCAACATCTTTTGAAGTATCTAAAATCACGTCAACAATCGGGTTGTCTGAAGCTAAAATTCCAGCCACCGCAATGGTTTGAGTGTATTCGCCAGTTTCTGAGATTGTCCAATCGGCCTCAATAATTGCAGTAAAATCTTCGGCTGAGGTTTCTTCGAGAGCAACATTCACAATATTTTGGCTATCCGGCTCAATCAGAGTTCCGTTTAATTTTACCCCTTGAATAGCTGTATCGGCCTTTGCACCTTGTTCTGCTGTCGCTGCGCCGACTGAAGTTGCATCAATATCAACAATTCGAGCACTGTCGGGATTAACCAACGTTCCGTTTACTTTTACACCCTGAATTGCTGAGTCAGCCTTTGCTCCTTGCTCAGCCGTTGCTCCACCGGAACCTTCGAGAACTATATTGACTTGGCGATTTATGTCTGGTGAAATATGTACGCCGTTCAGCTGAATCCCTTGAATTGCAAAGTCGGCTTTTTGGCCCTGTTCCTCTGTCGCAGCACCTATGTTTTCAGGTGTAACCGGTTGCCAAGAGTTGTCATTTCTGAGAAAAACTGAGTTGTCCGCAGCTTGCACTGCCGGGACGTGTTCGCCGTGATTAATCGGCGCTGCGCCTACATCTGCGGCTGACAGCAAAATATCATTCGACAGCGCTTTTTGATTAATTGTCCGCGTTTTGGGGACTGCATCAATGTCTGCGGCGGTTATTGTGATATTGCTGGACAAAGATTTTCCGTTGACTGTCCGTGTAATCGGTACAGCTTCAATGTTTTCTGGCGTCACATTTACAATATTGCTACTATCTGGCAAAATCGCTGTTCCATTACCACGAATGCCCTGAATGGCGCTGTCTGCCTTGGTTCCTTGCTCATTTGACGCTGCTCCAACATCCGAGTAAGAAAGAGTTATATCGCTTGATAATTCTTTCTTGTTGATTGTCCTGATTTTCGGAACAGCTCCGATATTTTCGGGTGTTATACTTACAGAATTATTCGAATCTGGAATAATAATTTCGCCTTTACCCAAAATGTTTTGAACTGCAGAATCTGCTTTTTCTCCTTGTTTGGCCGTTGCATACTCTGAGCCATGTTTTCCGTCTAGCAAATCAGCATCCAGCCCACTGCCTTCGCCATCCATAGACATTATTTTTTCCATAATATTTTCATCGGAATACGCGTCCATCACTTTCTTGACATCAGCCAAAGCTTCGTCAAGCACTGTAAACTCCGATGTACTCTCGATTGCGAATTCAAAATCGGTGCATCGGACAATCTCAATCGACAGGCCTTTTATTTTTAATTTCGTAAGTTCCTCGTCCAAAATGTCAATCTCGCAATCCCGCATGATACCAGGAACAATCGACATTTGCGAGGTCATCGCAAGATTTACAATACCTTTTGAGGCATCAATAATTTCACAATAATTAAAAATCAAGTTCCCATCGGGTTTTGTGGCATAAAAAATGACGGTTTTATCCGTCAGATTGAATGCTTTTTTCTTATCTAGAATTTTAATCTCCAAAAATCTTGAATTCACTTCGCCCTGATTGACTTTAACACGAATATCATTCGGTTGCCAAACGTCTAGTGTCACTAGTGTTGTTGTCATTTTGCTCCCCCTCAACATTTAAACTAAATGTTTGCAAATTTTGCAATTTAAAAATTTCCGGTGAAGTAATAAGCTCATCTTTACTTTCATTATCTAAATCATTGACTTTGTAGATTAAATATCCTTTTGCCCAAAACTCATCGAATTTATCCGGATTAAGAAAAATCGCTGTTCCATTGCGTTTGGCTTTATAAACTTCCATCGTCTGCCCCCTTAAAATTATCAAATGACGTTGTATGTTTTTCAACTTTTTCCTCGCTGACTGTTGGTATTTCTCTGTTCAACTCAAAAATTAATTTTTCTAAATCTTGGTTTTTTAATTTTCTTATTTGGCATAATACACCTTCTAAAATTTTTTCAATAAGTCCTGCAGACACTTGGCTTTCCTGCATTTTTTGATAAATAAATTCTTCAATTTCAGTTTGCATAAAACTTATTGCATGTTCGATTGGTATGTTCATTTGTTTTCTCCCTTACAGAGACGTTGTCATAAGTCCCTTTGTGAATGTGATAGTTTTTGTGTTCCAAGAAATAGTTCCGTCTCCGTTATCAGAAATATTTGTGACGAACGTTTGGGCTGCGGATTGCCCTTGATAATATGTCCCACTTGTACCCGGACCTAAATAGTCCGCAACACCAAACTTGGGCGTTGCAATCACAAGTCCATTTGTCCCCGCAATCCGTGGCCCAGGGTTTCCATCAACTTGATGGTTAAATGAAATGTAACCCGACTCTCCAGAACTGTTTCCGCCAATTAATCGACCGTTGCTTAGTTTTACGTATCCGTAAGTGCCGCCAGTTTCGAGTGTTCCGGAAATATCAGCACCTGTGCAGGTTATTTTCCCATTGCTGCTAAGCGTAAAATAAGTTGATGAAATCGAAAGACGGTTGCTTGAAATTGTGATTTTATCGCTTTCAGTGCTGATTTGGCTGCTCACATCTCCCTTGGATACTTTTAGTGTAATATTGCTGGCATTTTGAGAAATCGATGACGATAGCATTGATTCGGCGTTTTGGGCTCGTGATATTTCTTTAGTTATTGTGCTCGAAAGTTCACCGTCAGCTACCTTGAATGCCTGAGTTACAGAAGTTTCAACACCGTTTATCGAGTCTATGACACTCTTTTTATAATCTTGCGAAAGGCTTTCCGCCTCGACAGAACCGGCTTTAATGAGTGCCCCGTTAATTGTCCCAGCAGTGATGAAGTCAGCAACAATTGCACCATCCATTGTTATAGCAAGAGCAAATGGACCGTTAATTCCAGTCGAACTGTAACCAAGACCTGATAAATTCCAACGCCAAACTTTCTGTGCTGTGCCTATGTCAGGAGTATCCATAATGAAAATTTCCTGTGGTTTTTCTGCTGGGTGCATAACGATATAACCGCCGGAATTGCCCGTTATTAGCTGTGTTGCATTGATTATTGCTTGTTCGAGTGCGGTTGTGGTTTCTGCTTTTTGTTGTTTGACATATTGGCGCTGAGTATCTCCATATTTAGGATTTACATTGCCCAAAATAACTTTGATATAACGCTTTGAAAGTGCATCAAATTCGTAACTAATAACTTTTGTGCTAAGCTCCAGCTTCAAATCTTCATGAAAAATTTGTACTGTGTCACCGATATAAACTTTTTCTAGAATAGCAAAATCTTTATATTCTTCTGTGTCCTGAAGTGTTACAAATTCAACCGTGGCGGTAATTTGCGGCTTATCAAGACCGTTTTCAAATTCTTTATTTGCGGCACTCCGGAGCATTTCTAAGACCTGTGTTTCGGATGTCTCTTCATCAATTTTTATGTCGCTGTAATGCATCCTTGTTGTTTTAGTGTTCACATAATTATCAATGAGGGGAGAAGTAACGTATTTTTCGGGTAGTTTTAAAAGTGTTTGACCGTCTGCTTTTAACCCAGTTGGCATGATTTTTGTTACGGCACTGGATAAATCAGTAACAAGACGTAGTCCTGTAAGATTTTTGCGATATCGAATCGATACACCTCGGTCTGTACCAATATGATTTTTCATTCTAATTTGGAAATTATCACGCTCGAGCTCGCCGCCCCAAATTTCTATAAAAGAATTATCAGCACTTAAAATTGCTTTAACTGGACTTATCATTTGATAATAAGCAGTGTTCACTGTCTCAATATCTGAAGTCCCTGTAAACGGTGTATCAGCAAGAATTTTTGAAATTGCAGCTGCACCACTTCCAGTCGGTCTAGTATCTTCAATAAAATAATCCAGTAGGTCGTAAAAAATGTGCCGCGCGTAAAATACGGGATTGCCAAGCATATCAACATCAGAGTTGTAAACCCTGAAAAGCTGATTAAACCGGGGAGTTGGGACTTTTATAATTTGCTCAATTTCAATATCTGAAAATCCCCGCGGCATCGTGAGTTTCAAAGAATAGTCTCCGTTTAATTCTTCGGTTACAATCGCCTCAATTGGCTGCAAAATCATCAAGCCATTATGCGTAAAATCAGTTTCATTTTTCTCATATAGAATTATCATTAGTATTCTTCTTTCTTGCTAAAAATTCCCTGCGCGTGTGCAGTTTAAAGGTAACCCTCTCAAAAAACGGCGCGACATGTCCAGCGTGGTCACACGTATCGCCAGTTTGGCTGTATTTCAAGCCTCGTAACGTTTCCCAGCCATGTGACATAATTTTCGCCAAGACTTAAAATTGGAAAATTTCCACTCATTTTGTTATTCATCGATGTTGTTTCTCGATACGCATTTTGCATCTCGCTATTGAGTGTGATTTTATCTGTAATTCCCGTTAGATACACGTTTTGACCGTTTATTTTAAGCGTTATATTTCCGTTCCCGAAAACCGTAATTATTGGTTCAGCTTCAAAAGTTCCAATGTTAAAAAGGCTAAACGGTGCAGTTTTAACGAGCGTCTGTTCAAAAACATCATACCCAAACGGCTGAACTTCAAACTCCACAACAAATCTCTTAAAATGCCGGATAATATGCGAAAATTCAATTTGGTTTGCAACTCTTGCTTTATACTTTCGGTCGAGTTCATTGCTAAAAATTAGCCATCCGGACCCCTTAAAATGTGCACAGATTTCATCAATTTTCCTTTCATCTTTCAAAATAAATTCGGTACTTCTGATGTAACTGTCAAAAGCTCCATCGGTTGTGATTAAATTACCATGTCTGCCCGGAATCGTAAAAGTTTCATCACGCCTTTTTGGACTAACTTTTTCCGGGCATCGTTCCATATAAAGCCCAAATTCACGCGAATCTATGCCTTTAAATATACAATAATTCAAAAAAATCTCCCCTTTGTCTCCGACGGCCAGAAACTTTTTGAAAAAAGTTTCTGGACTTCAAAAACTTTTACGTTAAATGCGTGTTTAGCCTAGTGCAAAATTGCTACGCCTTGAATAAAACTCCAGTTCTTGTGCGAAGTCCTGGACATCCTGGGCGCGATTATTTACGAAATTCTCGATGTGTACGGTGATTCCAGAGTTCCCGGAGGCTTGCGGTTGAGCTGCAAAACCTTGATTGTATGCGACATTAAGCGTGGGCTCCACGCCGAACTCGGCCGGAATCGAATTTCGCATCTGTTTCGAGACGCTCTCCATGGAATCCGTAAAGCCCTCTCCCAGACCAAGTGCCAAGTTTTTGCCGATTTGCTCTTCAAACAATTTCGAGGGTGAAGCAATTCCAAAAAAGCTTTTGATTCCGCTCATTATCGAATCTCCGAAACTTCTGATTTTATCAAGTATCCAGCTTGTCATATTCGAAATCCCATTCCATAGGCCTTGTACAAGATTTTTTCCGATATCAAGCATTTTTCCCGGCAGCTCACAGATTGTGCTCCAGATGCTTGAAACAAGGGATTGCGCGGCATTTACACCAGCTGAAATCAATTGATTTCCCCACTCTGAGACAACTCCTATCGCCCCGGCAATCCCATCCCAAATTTTGCCCGGTAATTCGCCAAACCATCTGCCAACATCCGAGATAAATTGCGGAATTGACTGTGTAAGAAACGACACAATCGCATTCCAGCCGTTTATAAAAAATTCTTTTACTGAAATTACAAAGTTATCAATGAAATTCCTAAAATCTTCGCAGTTGTCGTAAATCAGCTTAAAAGCGCCAGCAAAGGGGTTAACAATCAGCAATAAAAGACTTTGCCAATTTTCATTTATCCAATTTATCATCGTGCCAAAAGCATTTGGAATCCATTCCGTAAAGAACAAAGAAATCCACTTCCAAGCCGCATTGCAAGCAGAAACTACACTTTCCCATAAATTTATCCAGAAGTTCCGAAATCCTTCACAATTGTTCCATAAAAGAATAAAAGCGCCTACAAGCGCGCCTATCGCAGTAATAATCAGACCAATCGGATTTGCGTTCATCGCAACATTCATCAGCCATTGAGACGCCGTAACCGCACCCTGAGCCACAGTCAAAGCAATCTCTTTTAGCCGCATGAAATCTAAGTTTGAAGCAACATCTAAGATTTTGCTCCCGAAATTCTGCATCTGAGTAAATGCGTCGCCGATTTCTCCTGCAAATTTTACTGCTTTCATCGCAATCATCGCGGTTGTAATACCTCCGATAGCAATTCCAACCAAGTCAGAATTTTCAATCAGCCAAGAAATGCCATTCATTAATGGCGGCAGTAAATTTACGACCATCTCGCTGATGCCCTCAATTAAAACCCCTGCGCTCTCAGATAATTTATCTAGAGCATCTTTGAGCGCGCCGGATTCGCTTGCCTTTGAGAAAAACTCAGTAAGCTTTGAAGCAGCATTCTGAAGCGGTTCCTGGACTTTATCATAAAGAGTTAGGCTCATCTCCGAAAATATATTTTTAAGAATTTGAACTTTGCTTTCGGTCGTTGCATACCGCTGCTGGGCCTCATTTGTAAGAGCTGTATTTTCGCTCCAAGCCTCATTTGAAGTTTTTATTGCATTTGTAAATAAATCATTTGCGTTCGAAGCCCTTAAAAGCGCATCACGAAGCCGTGTTTCGCTAATTCCCATATCGTCCAGAAATTTTAACGCGCTCTCATCCTGCAAATTTCCAAGACCCGCAATAAATTTTGTCAGTGCCCAGGTTGCATCTTCAGCAAAATATTTCTGAAATTCTGCTGTTGACATCCCTGCCGCTTTTGCAAAATATTCAAGCTCCGAGCTACCAGTCTCACACGCGTTCGCCATCATTATTATTGCCCGAGAAATCGCCGTGCCGCCGCCCTGTGCCTCCAAGCCTAAGGATGACAAAGCCGCCGCAACTCCTAAAATATCTGCCTCGGTCATGCCGACCTGCGAACCGGCGGCTGAGATATTTAGAGCCATCTGCGTAACTTCGGATTCAGTCGTTGCAAAATTGTTTCCGAGTGCAACTATCGAAGAACCAAGCCTGTCGAAATTCTCCTGATTCATTCCGGTAATGTTGGCAAGCCGCGCAAGCGCCGTTGCGGCCTCATCGGAGCTCATGTTTGTGGCAACACCAAGGTTTGCCATGGTTTCGGTAAAAGAGAGAAGATTTTCATTTTTAATCCCAAGCTGTCCTGCAGCCTCAGCAATTGCAGAAAGCTCCGAAGCCGTTGTTGGCATCTGTGTTGACATCGAGCGCAAACCGGACTCAAATTTCTCAAATTCTTCATCTGTTGCATTGACTGTCTTTCTAACTCCGGCAAATGCGCTCTCAAACTCAATTCCACCTGAGACAACAGATTTTACTGCACCGACTAAATTCCGGCCAAGCATCCGGATGGCATCGCTTGCTAAATTTGCAATTACGCCCTTCATGACGGTGAATCCTTCGCTCAGCTTGGATGTTTGATTTTTGGTGTTATTCATCTCGTCTCCAAGCTGTTCTGTAGCCTTTTCTGCAGCATTTAGCTTATCTTTATTATCCTTAATATCGCTGTTTAAGGATTTTATTTGTGAGGCTAAACTTTTAGCTTCGGTGCTGTTTTTGCCTTGCTCAAGCACAACATTTTTATATGCAGTTTGTAAAGATTTTAGCTTTTCGCCCTGACTTGCTAGTTCCGTATTTAATTTGTCTAGAGGTGTTTTCGATTTTTCCAGCTGCGAATTGACATCTTTGAGCTCATGCTCCATGTTGTTTAGTTCCACCTCAGCATAATTGAGTTTAGATACCCAAGCTTGTGTCCTTTTATCATTTTCACCAAATGACTTCGAAGCATTATCAAGAGCACTTTTTAAAACTTTGATTTTTTCTTTTTGAGATTCTATTTCTCTTGTTAAAACACCGCTTTTAGATGTCAAGCTGTCCATTGAATTTGCGTTCCCTTTAAAGGTCGATGTTACTAAATTCATTTCGCTTTTTAGGATTTTGAATGAAGAATTAATTTCTCTTATAGAATTTTTAAATTCGCGTTCGCCGTCTATTCCTATCTTCAAACCAAAATTATCATAACCCATAAATGAATTAACTCTCCCTTCTTATAAAATTGACTAAATGCCAAATGGAATCACATCATCAATAAACACCTCCACGCGGGGCTTCGATAGACCATAGTACTGTTTATGGCACTCTATTAAATCAAGCAGCAAACCTATTGGCATAAACCATACCTCGTCTTCGCTGCGTCTTAAATGCACTGTTCCAAAATAGATCAACCGAGTAAAAAATTCTTCATCTTTTACTCGGTTTGTCCGTTTTTTGCGTCTGTTTCTTCACTCTCTATATTTCTTTTTGTCCCTTTAGTCATAGCCTGCATTATGGCATCCTTAAAATTCGCTAAATCCGTCGGCGATGTTAATAGTTCCAGCTTTTCTTCTGTTAGAAATTCTTTTTTGTTCTTTGGATTTTTCAAATTATGTATCATAATGCTTTGATTTGCCAACAGCACTATCATCCACACAATTTCTTCAAGCACTTCTTCAAATTTTTCAGATTGCATCAGCTTATCCCCTAAATTTTCAAGACCTCCATACCTCGCTGCAAGTTCTTTTGTTGCTTTTGTCGTTAAAATAAGTTCATAATTTTCACCATTAACTGTAATTGATGCACTTCTTTCATTTATATCCATAGCCACATATCTACTCCTTCGGATTTATAGACTCAAAATCAGGTTCATAAACCTCTGAAAACCATCCTGAAATTGTAGCCGGAGTAACACCAGTTTCGCCCTCTGTCACCTCAATTTTCCATGGGTGATTTCCTCCTGCATTCTCTTTATTTCTCCGCATGACAGTTCCTTCAATGGTCGGTGTTGAAAACGTTATGCTGTCTCCTTTTGTCTGTAAACTCGTTCCCGGAATGCCAAATTTGACCCGATATAGCCAGAAATATCTGTACTTACCGTTTGCTTTTTTTGCCCTAAATCCTACTGCTACAGGTTCTGCACTGTCCTCTACCGATGAAACAAGCACTCCGTTGTTATCAATTTTTACACCTATTAAATCTCCGGCTACTGCTGCGCCTATATCGTCAATCCCAAGGGTCAGCGTGCCGCTTTTAAATTCCTTTACCACTTCGCAAACGCTATCATCTGCAAAAAGTGTTGCTTCTGCAGGATCTATCGTCAGTTCTGCCGTCATTGCTTTTGCTAGTATTTTCGGTGTATCGTAAGTTTCATTTCCATTTGTATCTTCAGTTATTTTCGCATAAAATAGCGAATCAAGGCCTATTGTTGCCAACTTAATCTCCTCCTAGAAATTTATAAATTTTCGCGGCATCGATGGTGTAGTGATGATACCCTGTATCCTGCTCGTATTCCACATACCATCGGCCTGTAATAGTAAAACCAGATAGAAGCAAAAGCTTCGTAATCTGATTTTTTCTCTGTATATAATTTGATTTTGTAAACATTGATATTCGCACTTCAGAAACTTCGTAATCGGGTAAATTGTCTGCAAAAACATCGAAGCCATCTGTAATCGGTGTTAAAACTAGATACTCATCAGGCGCTGGATCTTTGAATGTGCCTGTTTCAAGCGGAATATTTAACGTTGAAAGGACCTCTTTTAGATTAAATAATATGCTGCCGCTCATAATTTATTTATCTCCTCTTTAAGTTTTTCCTCCATCGCCATAATACACGCTTTTCTAGATTTATTCTTTGCAGTTTTCAAAAATGGTTTTGGATTTTGACCAGATTTTCCAAACTCGATCACATTTGCTATCATAGCGTTAGTTATTGTATAGTAACTACGTTTACCTTTCGCCGCATACTGATTTCTTCTCGGTTCATTAAACCCTATTTTTAAATTATGTATTCCTTTGTCATCAATATCATCTGGCGATATTCCCAATGAATTAAGCAGTTCACCGGTCGAGCGTTTCTTATGTTTTAAATCTTTACCAATAACCGTTTTCAAATATGATTTAACGCTTTTAAACATGATTTCTCCGCCGACTTTCAAAGTTTTAGAAACTATTTCATCTGTTTCTTTCCCCAATTTTGATACCTTTAATAAAAACTTTTCTGGCATCTTAATTTCACATTTACCCACGTCGAAGCACCCTCCATTCATCATGATTGGCACCAGTGCCAATCCGTTAATCATTCCGGGGCTTCTCCTTTTTCCCAGAAAATCACGCTCATATCGGCTAACGATCTCTCTAACGCATCGTTTTACGCCGATTTATTCGCTACCAACTTTCCGGGGGGCCCCACGGCGCTAAAAGCGCCTTTTTTCATCCATTTCTTTTAACAAGATGGCTCCACCTTTTTTGCCATAACTTCAATATACATGCATCGATCTTTGACGTTATCGACTGATATAATGTTGTACCTGATTCCATCATGTAAAATTAAAAGCTTTGTCGTCACATCAATACCCGGAATTTTCCTAAATCTAAAAAGAGACGTAGCCTCTGAAAACGCCACCATATTCGCCCACATTTTATTCCCATGCCGCTCTTCTTTATACGCTCTGATGCTCGCCAGAACTGTCTCTTTCCTTTTAGAAAAACCTTCCGAGTCAGTAACATTTTCAGCAGAAATTATATCTATAAAGCTATTCATTTTCCCAAACGACATCGTCGTCACAACCTCCATATCATTCGTTTTTGCTAAACGCAAAAAGCTCATACATTTTGGTGCTCCTCCTCTCCCCAAAAAGTCACGCTCGTATCGGCTAACGATCCCTCTAACGCATCGTTACTACGCCGATTTACTCGCTACCAACTTTCCGGGGACCCCGTATCGCTCCCTTCGCTTGCGCTATCAAATGTACAGTTTACAATTTACAGTGTACAATTGCGGTTTGCCACTTCGTGGCACTAAATTTAATGCCGGCAAAGCCGGCCACTTTCATTGTACATTGTGCCTTGTACATTGTACATTATTTTAAACCTGCCAATCTTTATCAAGCTGTAAAAGCCGATTAACCGTACTCCAAACTTGCTCTGACGCTTGCACGTTATCACCCCAAAAGCCGGCTGTGCTTCCGTCACGGCTTTCGTAAAAATGCGTTGCCAGCATTATAACTGCCTGTTCTGTTGTCTGCGACATTGAATTTTTTAAATAATACCCGGTCTTCATTTTCTGATAGCTTTCTGCGTAACAAATGGCAGCATTAATGTAACCCCTTAAAAGTTCATCATCTTCGTTATGAAAAAGAATTAAATTTGCTTTCACCTTATCGAGCAAATCATTCATATAAATCTACTCTCCCGCTTAAATACTGTTTTGCTTCATTAGACCGGCTTCTTTTAGTTTTAAAATCAACGCATTAAAGTCCGATTTCAGCTCTGCAATCGTCGATGCTGTGCTTTCATCTTGATTTTCCGCTTGTATAAATAAAGATTCAAGGCCTATAGTTTTTCCTTCTTCGGCTATCTCCAGCGTTCCACCAATCACTGTTTTTTCTCCGCCTTGTTCGGTGTAATTCTTTGTATTGTATGACATATAAAATCTCCTTTCAGTCGATTCAATGTACAGTTTACAATTTACAGTGTACAATTGTGGTTTGCCACTTCGTGGCACTAAATTTAATGCCGGCAAAGCCGGCCACCTTCATTGTACATTGCCTAAGCTTTTTGCTGCAGATATTTTACAGCTTCCGGTAATATGAGCTTACCGTCTACTCGTTGAGTCGCCACAAAGCCAATCTGCCCGGTTATTGCAAATAGCTCGTTTAAACGCTTGAAACTCCTGCCTTGACGGTCGGCTATCCAGAGTAATATTTAAAGTCGCCAAAGACCACTGTTTTGTTCCCTGCAGAGATTTCCGGCATATATGCTGATGTCAAAACTGGACGGTTTAAAATAGTATCCGGTGTTCCCGCAACCATTGACGGTTGACAGATATACTGCCCGGCTCCATCTTTTAATTTTCTGATAGCTTTAACTGTGGAATCATTCATTAAGAACGTTGCGTTTTTGCGGTACGGAGACTTTAAACTGTAAAATAAATCCATGATCTCATCAAATGAAATCGACGTTGCTCCTGAAGTGGTTTTTCCAAGCTGACCGCCGCCTGTTGCATCTAAGATTCCGGTCGGTTTACCGGTTCCATTGCCTGTAAAAAAGGCTTCTTTCTCTTTGTTGCCGATTCTTCTGCCAAATTCTGTAGCGATATAACTTTCAAGGTTAAACACACTGTCGTTTAAAAGCTCTTCGCTGACTTTTATCATCGTTGCAAGCTTATATGCACCGATTGAAACTTGGCTAAAACTATCATCACTTTCAGGAATTGTGCCCTCTTCATCAACCCACGATACTGTCCCTTTTGTTGCTACAATCGGGATTTTACGGTCTCCGCTGGACGTTTGAATCGTGTTTGCAAGACTTCTGAAGATATTTTCTTCCTCAAGCGCTTCTATCAACGTATGTTCGAACTCGTCCGGAACAAGGTATCCTCCTTCCGTATCAGTTCCAACTTGGAGTGCATTTTTGACTTCAAACCCGGCTTTATTTCTCATCACTTGCCAAAATGCATTTTTATACTCATTGCTGGCTCTGCCTGTTTTTAATTCTTTTTCTGAAATGTGCGGCTTTTCCAAAAGAGGCGCACTGATTTCCTTAGACAGCTCTAAATCAAGCGCTGCCTGTTTTTCCAGTCTATCAATTTCTTTTCCGAGGTTTATTACTTCAGCTTCCATTTTTTCGTATGTAGCATTATCCTCATCTGAAACAAGCCCATTTTCACTTCGTCTGCTATCTAGAAAATTCTTTGCTGTTTCCCATGCTTTTGTGCGTTTTTCACGTAGTTCAAGTATTTTGTTCATAACTCGTTCTCTCCTTTATAAATTTAATGTTTCAATAAAGAAAGCCGCTTTTGCAGCGACTCTAATGTTATTTTTGATTCTA